GTGCCGGTGCCGTACAGGGCGGCGCGGTCGATCTCCAGCGCGATCACGGTGGCCAGCTCATTGCGAACCATCGATTCAACATCGATGGAACTCTGAAGAATCAGCCGGCGGCTGAACTCGGTGTAAGCGCCGAGGGTCTTGGGGGTCAGATTGACCTGGTCCACCGTGGGGTTGGATTCGGTCAGCGCGCCCTTTTCGGCCACCCAGTAAGCGGTGGCGCCGCCGGTTTGGCGGGGGATCGCCACAGGGCCGGAAAGGCCGGTGAGCATCTGCACGCCGAGGGTGCTCAGGGCCAAACGATTGCGCAGCAGCTCAATGAAGCTGCCGGGGCGTGCGTCGGTGAAGACCATGTTGCCGGCGGCACTGGCGGTGCCCACGGTCAGGTCGCGGCGCAGCACGTCGTGAGGCACCAGGAAGCCACGAGCGGTGGCACCCATGCGGGCCTCGGCGGCTTGGCTTACTTCGCGCTCAAATCCGGCAGCCTCAAGGCGGCGCGGTCGTTGGGGAACGCTTGGGCGCGGATGGCCTTCAGGAAGCTGTAGCTGCGGGCTTCCTTCTCGCTCAGGCCGATGTCAGCAGAAGCGCCGGCGATCGGTTGAGCAGCAGCCGGGGTGGCGGGCTGTTTGGCGCGCTTGCCGATGGCGGCGAGCACGTCCTTCATGGCTTCGGTTTCGGTGGCACCGCGTTCGATCAGGCCCTGGGCCAGGTCGTCGGCTTTGTGCTCACGGCAGAGGCCGGTGATGCTGGCGACGCGGGAACGCTCATCGGCCGCAGCCTGAGCCTTCACCGCCTCGATGTCGATGGTCGGTTCCATGGGATCGATCGGGGGTTGGGTTTGGTCTGCGGCCGGGGCCGCGGTGTCGCCGATTGCTCGGCCTTGGCCAACGGTGGCGTCGGCTGGGATGGAAACGGTCGAGACCTCCATCGGCGTGAACGCTGTGACCAGCGCCACGCCTTCGCGCGACTTGAGGTCAAGCGGTCCGTCAATGGAGTACATGAAAGAGACGTTGCGGATGATGCCCGCCTCCCAGTTCTGCCGGACCTTCCATTCGTCGGAGCCCTCGGACTTGGTGTTAGGGCTCCAACGGGTGCGGACCATGCCGCGCCCATCGCCGCCCTGCCAAGCCCTCTCGACTCCGCCGAGAACCACATCGGGATTGTGATTCCAGAGCCATGGCGCCGCCCCTGAATTGAGGCGGGCCATGTTCATCGCGCCGGGCTTATGGCTGAGAACTTCCATCCCGAAGTAGCGCTCGACTGGCTCCTCTGAAGAGAAGCTGAACTCGACTACCTCGGGGTCGTCCTCCGCGCGGCACCAGTTCGCCACCACCGCATTGCGGTAGAGCGGCTCGCCGTTGTGGTCGCGTTGTTCCATTGGCGCGGCGTTTCCTGCGCTCAGGCTAGGGATTCTGATTTCGTCGTTCATGTTGAAGCGTCCTCGGGGTCGTCCTCAAGGTCGTCGTCGGGGTCTGGCTCGCTGGGATCTTCCAGCTCGTCGTCCGTTTCCGGCTCAGCATCAGGGGATCCGCCTTGCAGGTCGTCGGCGGGGTTGGTGTCGAACTGGATTCCGAGGGATTCGGCCCGCTCCACCTCAGCGGCGCGCGCCAAGAGCAGGTCTTCCAGGTCGCCGCCTTGCTCGGCCACGATCTGCGCCTGGGTCTTGAAGCCGGAGCGGACCAGATCTTTGTTGGCCGCCGCTTCCTTCTGCGGGTCTACGAACTCCCAGCCGCGCGGGAACCACTTCACGGCTTCGTAGCGCTCTGGCGCCAGGTCGTAGCCCGGGAGCTGCAGGGTGCCGGCGCCAACGGCAGCAGCCATGGCGCGCTCGAAAACGACCTGGCACACGTCTTCGATGATCCAGTCCTGCAGGCTGCGCCAGAGCTCCAGCACCTCAAGCCGCTCCAGGCGGCTGCTGCTGTAGTTGGACTGGCTGTAGTCCGCGCTCACCGTGGGATAGGGCACGCCGGAGCCGGCAGCCAGCGAGCGCAGCATGGGCCGCAGGAACGATTCGTATTCGGTGTCGGCGTTGCCCAGCTGCGGCACCGTAACGCTCTCGCCCGGCGCCAGGTGCTTGAAGACACCGGGTTCGAAGTTGGTCAGCCGCTCGCCGTCTTCCACGCCATCGCCGACGATCTCGCCTTCAGGACTCTGGATGAAACCCATCAGGCTGGAGCGCGCGCGCTTGCCGACCACCTCGGCCTCCTCGAAGCCGGCGACGTGGTGCATCCGTTTGATGCTGCTGGCGAACATCGGGACGCCCCTGGTCTGGCCGGGTCTTTCAGGCAGGAAAAGGTGGATGATCTGCTCGGCCGGCACGTCGGCGGTCTCGTAGCCGACGGCACCCGACACGTCGCCAGGGTGGCGAAGGCGGAATCGGTAGGCGTTGGGCCGCCCCCAGCGGCTGACCTGAACGCCCATGCGCCACTCGTTGCCGTTGGCATCAGGGCCGACGGTGTGCGTCTCGTCGCAGAGATCGGCCTCGAGGATCTCCAGGCCCAGCGGTGTGCCGCTGTTGCCGAACGCCTCGGGCACCAGGCGGATGAACACCTCGCCCGATTCGGGAACGGCAGCCATGGCCTGCCGCAGGATCCGCGCGAACGACAGCTTGCCGGCGGCGTGGATGTGCTCCTTGCGGCAGTAGCGGCGCCACCAGGCTTCGATGCGGTCGTTGGTTGGCTTGTCGAGCCGGCCGCCGCCGCGCACCATCGGCACCCGCGACTGCATCCGGATGCCGCGGCCGATCACGTTGGTGACAATCGCCCGGCGCGCTGCCTGCACATAGGGGTTGTCCCTGAGCAGCTGCCGCGAGCGATTGCGCAGCCGCACCAAGCTGCCGTCGATTTCGGCGTCGGCGCTGGTACTGCTCGTAACCCAGTCAGCCGTGAGCCGCGACACCAGGGCGCCTTCGTAAGCGCGCCGGCCGCGGCGGGGTACGGCCGGAGTCTGCTGCTGCGGCGGCTGCTTGGCCTTGCGCTTGCTCATCGCCCGAACCTCACATAGAGCGAGCGCGGGTCACCCAGGCCGGCGGCCACCTTCTCGGCAGCTTTCTCGCGGGCCACGATTGCTTTGAGCTGCGATTCGCGCTGCATCAGCTGGCCCAGGTCGGCAGCATCGAAGCGCCTGCTGCCGATGGTGTAGCTCTTGAATCCCTTGGTGACGATGGCGCGGATTGCGGCGCGCACCTCATCGAGCTCCACCTGCGCCTGGCTGCGACCATCGAACGCGGCCGGGCTTCCGGCATAGCTCAGGCTGGCCAGCGCCTCGAAGGTGCCAGCTCCCACGGTGATCACCGTGGCGCCGCTGGTGATTCGGCTCTGCCAGCTCCAAGTGCCAGCATCAAAAGCGGCAGACGTGGTGGCACTGATCGCCATATCCCAGCCGCCATCGGTGCGGGCCGTGCCGGTCACCGTGGCGCCCTCGCTGGCGGTGTTGAAGCGCAAGAAGGTGGTGAACGTCCAGGCCACTGAGGTGGCGGCGTTGCCGTCGAGGTCGAGCGCAGCCGGCTCCACCCATGCCACCGTGTCGCCGGCGCGGATTGTCGCAGGGACTGTCATGGCCTCAGGCTAGGAAGCCTGATCTACCAGCCCGACACGAAACCACCCGGGCGGGTTGGGGTGCTTGAACGCGCCTGGCGCTGCGGGGTGGCAGCTGGCTTGGTGAGGCTGGCTTCGATCTGATCCCACATGGTGGCGCGGTTGTAGCGGCGGGTGACCAGCTGCAGCGCGGCATAGGCCATGCGGGTGCAGTCGCCGGCTTCGTCGTGCGCGCCGTTTGGTAGGTGCCATTCGTACTGGGTAAAGCCCTTCACCGCCTTGGCCCGACGCTTCCAGGGGAAGATCTCGTCTAGGAATTGATCACTGCTGCACGCGCCGAGGTGGAGATAGCCGGGGCCTGGCTGCTCATTGCGCAGCCGGCCCTGCAGGTGCGTGATGCTGGTGTCAGTGCCGACGATGTAGAGCATCAGGCCACGCTTCTGGACCGTCTTGTTCTTCCCGTTCACGTCAATCGCTGAGCCCTTGCCAATCAGCACTTTGCCCTTTTCGCCGTTGCCCTTCATCGGCACCCACGACGCCTGCCGGGTGCGGCAGAAATTGCGCACCGCCA